TTTTTTTAGGTCTTCTTTGCAATCAGATATATCCCCATATTGAATATGACACGGTCTGCACAATGCCATCAAGTTAAATATGTTATCCTTTGATGTTCTTCCGCCCATTCCCCTGGCTTCAATATGGTGGATGTCAGTTGCTCTGGCCTCACAGACTTCGCAAGGAATGAAGTCGCTTGTGTCATAGCCAAAATAGTCCATATAAATTTTTGTGTGGTTTCTCATTTTTTATTTATATTTGCATCATTCTTATGCGGGGTTAGTGTAGTGGTAACACGCTCAGCCTCCAGTTGAGAATCGGCGTTCGATTCGACCACCCCGCTCAACTTTTTTGGGTAAGGTTTGTGTTTTAACTTATATTCCATAGTTAACTTTTTATCTAATGGATACACATATTTTCTTTTGCCTGCCAACTTTCTTTTAATATTTCCTTTTCCATGCCTTGAATGAACCCATTTACCATTACAAAAATACTCATTACCACTTGACTCAGATTCTCCCAAATAAATCCAATTGGTAGCCTGGTATATTGTTCCATAATGATCTTGTCCTTTATCTGAGTACGAAATTAACATTTTAACCGATGGACAATCTTTTTTTATTAACCTCATAGAAATTCCCAAGGCCTTTGATGTTATCTTTTGTTTTGAGTTTAATGCAACCCGTCTTAATTCTAATATCTCACCGTTTCTTAAATTCAATTGTTTACCAATTGTTGGTGTTGCTGGATACCCATATACAATTACACCACAAAATTCACCATCATCATTGAATACCGCATAAGACATATTTGCCCCCATTGGAATCCTTTTTGCATAATGAAAATTCAAACACGCGAATTTAACCGCCTTGTATGATGCCTTTTCTAATCTCATATTTCACCCGCGGAAACTGAAAAAAATGCCTTTGGGTATTTTCTGTCAATCAATTCTTGTATATCAATTTCAGCCTTTTGCAATTGTTCTGGACTTTCAAATGTAATTTTTAATGTCGCAGGTTTATTTTTGGGTTCATCAATTAAATCATCAATTTCAAGCTCTTCTTGAGTTGTAAAGTCTGTTGGTAAATCCATCCCCCAATCTTCAAGCAAAGGCAAATCCCATTCGTTTGCAATCATATCCCAATCCCACTGGCCATACCCAAGATTATCTTTAATTAAAAATTCCTTTTGCTGGTCTTCGCTTAATTCATCCGCTATAATAATAGGCACTTCTTTGTATTTCAATTCCTTTAATGCCTTTAGTCTCATATTGCCCCCAAGGACAACCATATCCGAATTAACCACAATAGGCCTATACTCAAGCATCTGTGGTAAATCCTGTATTGATTTTAAAAGCTTTTGATACTTATCCTTGTTTAGCTTACGAGGATTGTTTGGGTTCTCTTTGATTTCCTTGATCGAAATAAGTTTGATTTTTGATTTCATTATAATAATTTTTTAAAAGTTCTGCCTCTTGTCTATTTTCAAATTGACCAACTATAAGACCATCGTGCCAAACACGAAAGTATTTCTTTGGATCAGGATTAAGGTCATATAAATAACTGATGCTAATTGATGCCATACTCCTTATGTATAATTAAAAGGTCATTGATCATATCTTGCCAGGCTTTAGGGTTACAAGTGCAAGGTCTGTAAAACTTCCTTGATTGAAAAACACGATTCCATATAGTCGCAATCTCGTCACCTTCTTGCTTAGTCAAGGTTGTATTGTTTACCTTTTGAAACTCGGTTAAATAGTTAAACTCATTCTCGGTTAAGCACAATGGTTGCTTGTAACGGAATAATTTATTAAGCTTCTCTTTACGCTCTTCGCATCCGCAATCCTCACCAGCAATAAACTTGACTAATTTGTCAATCCCAGTCGCTTTTGTCACTTTCGCAATCGTGTCCCCCAAACCTAATGATTCTCGTTCTTGTGTTTCTTGACTCTCGATATGCTCGATAATCGTTTTTTGTTTGTTTTTTAAGTTTTTCTTTGGCATTTTTTATAGTATTAAATATTGAATGTACTCCAATCCCAGTGCTTTTGGCGATATCTCTTAAACTGCAACCATTTACAAAGTACAATTCAAGGAGCATTTGCTCATATTCACCGAAGCCCTGAATGATTCGTTTAAGTTTATGTATTAAAACTTGATATTTTTGCTCTTGATCATCAACTGGCTCAAGCTCGTATTCAAAATTGGTGAAGTCAGCTCCATATTCTTTGCGTTTGTGGAAGTCATAGTAAAGGTTTTGAATGACCTTAAACACATAAACAGTATTAATGCCTCCAGAATAATTGATTAACTTATCTAAATTCCCCTCTTTAATTTGCAATTCACCTATTTTAAGATACATCTGCTGAACAATTTCCTTTGCCGTGGATGAATCCGCCCCTAAATAGTTCGCTATTTTAAGCCATTCTTTGTGCTTATTGGCAAAGTCTTGAAGTGTCAGCATAGATATTCTTTAATTTTGGCCTCAAAGTCTTCAAATGAATAGCAAACAATGTACTTGAATCCGTTATCCTCGACATCCTTTTGCCATTCTTTTTGAGTATCTGTTTGTTTATTAGGCTTGATTTTCATCTCAATGCATAAACCGTGGTATTGTTCTGTTGGTTTAAGCAATATAAGGTCAGCAACGCCAGACAATACACCCTCGGCTTTTAATAGTTTAGCCGTTATAAGTGAGCGTTTGCCACCATTAGGCACTGCAAATAACAGTCGTGCAAGTTTAGGGTAGTTAAACCTAAACCATTTGACGCACATAATCTGCAATTTGCTTTCCTCGTGTTTCATAGTGATGCCCAAACAATAAGTGCGAGTAATCCAAGCATTCCAAGTATAAAAAAAACGATGGCTTGGATTAGTTGGTATTTGTCGTCATCGTTATACATAGCCTAATTCTTTTTTGCGTTTGTCTTGTGCCGATGTTTGTCTATTCATCCAATTAGAACCTCTTAAGTCAGGCCTCATTTGTTGAAGTTGTCGCCTTGCTCGGCTTACTGATTCAAAACTCGGAATGGTTTTGTTCTTCATTGCCTTTAAAAGTTCAAGGGCCGTGATGTTTTGGGCATCGTAAAGCTTTAAGATTTGATTGTACAAATAATAGTCGCAATCTCTGGTGTGCTTTTGATACATCAAAATGTCTTCAATTGTTTCGTTTATTTTCATATCTGAAACAAATGTACATTTAAAATTTTAAATTTAAAAAGGGTTACTTAAAAAATATTCACAATTTATGTGATTCTGTAGTGTTTAAAGTACATTACCTTAAATTCCTCATAAGATAACATCGAAATAAACTCCATACCTCCAGAATAAATACTGGTATATTCCAATCCATCGTAGTCAATGTACTTGCCAAATGAATCTATATGAATAAACAATCGTGGAGCAATATCACATTCCGACATCACATACCCCTCGTCTTCGTTTTCAAGCTGGGCATCGGTTAGTTGAAATATGTCAAGCTCAAGCATTAGTATATTTCTTTAGTAAAATAGTCAATACGCTTGTTATGTACTCGGTAGTTTCCGTTTTCTTTAATCTCAATCATTGCAAAGCCCTGGTTGTGTTTTGTATTGAACGGATCATAATCGGGTGCAAGTTCGCATAAGCATCCAGTTGAATAGGTCGTTGATAGTTCGTGATTCAGTATGCTTTCGGAATGTTCTGATGTCGTATGGCAATGACCAATAAGCATTGATGACTTAATACGATTGTATACACCTCTTGCTGGGTTCACTGGACTAAAAAATCCTTTGACAATCATATGGCCGTGCGTCATAGGTAATTTGCCAGCCATAAGAATGACATTTTGATCGTGCCAGATTATGTTTTTTTCTCTTAATTTAAGCCTGGAAGATAGCGTGTAATACTCGTCGTGAAACAATGCTGGTGCTTTTTTCATCAAGTAACGCTTATACCAATTATCGTGATTACCCTCTATCCAGTGGATAGGGCATTTAAAACGGTCATTAAGCATATCCAAAAATTCAGAAACCATTTCAAACCATTGGCGAATCTCAGAATACAATGGTGGCGGTGCATCGTGGCTGGTGAATGGTTCATTGTCCAATATATCACCTCCTAAAACGATACAATCAATCTGATTATCTAATCCAAATTGCAAAGCTGCCGTTAAAGCTTCATTGTCTTGGTTTGGGAAGTGTATATCCGAAAGCCAAAGCACTCTTGTCGCATTTTCAATCTTTACAAACTTGCGGACATTGGCCCTTGATTCTGGAAGTCCAAATGGGTTTTCTCTTGATTGAATCCTTTCTGTTTTGATAGGGTTTTTAAGCTTTGACCATCTCCCAGAATGTTGGCTTAAGATTGTCCTGGCTGCACTATAATTAGTGAATAGTGTTGGATAATGCTCCATAAGTAACTGTGCTAAAGTCCTGATGGATGATTGAGGATATTTAGCCAAATACTCTCTGACTATTAATCCTTTTTTGCTGATTTGCCCCATTAACACAAAAACGCATCTTTACGATTTTGTTACTCATATGCCCCAGTCGTTGTGTTTCTTGTCTCTTCCGATTTCTGTACTTCAGTATGCGTCAAGCCTTCAAAACTAAATCCCAAACTTTTAATAACTTCAACTTGTAAAACCTTTACTGGTTCTTTAAAATAGCGTTTGCGATGGAAATACCCGTCAGTGTGCTTATAAACCACATCTTTAACCCACTTAGGCCCTTTATCTGTTTGGACAAGTAAATTAGCTCTGAATATTTCTGTTGGCATAGCAAGTACGGTAATGTAAACAAACACAAGCAAACATTCTCCAATTAATATTTGGCAACGAGAAGTTATTTATAAATGTCATAAATGGGTTATTTTTTGTTTGGTCTCTTTTGTACTTATCTTCCAAAGCCAGTTTTAACTCGCTGATCATAATTTCAAGTACAAACTCTGGATATTGCATATCGTCAAATGTCCTAATAAACTCATATTTAGAACTAAAAAACATTGGAAACGAATCAAATTTTTTACTCTCTTCGTACTCATACCAAACCTTTCGCATATCTTCGTACCCCTGGCGTTCCTCCTCTGGAGTAAGCTTCACAAAGTTTTCAGTCTTTTTAACTTGTGGCTTTTGGATATCAATTTCACCGAGCAAACCACTATTGATTGCCTTATAGATAACTGTGGCCACAAATTGAGCGTTTAAGCGTTCAGGCTTCTTTACATCAATTATACCCATAATCCATTTGTCCATTGAATCCTTAATGACATTGATATTGTATTTACCATAGTTTTGTTTGATGAACTCAACAATCTCGGCTGGATATTTAGGGATGTCCAAGTCGGCAAGCATACAAACATTTTCGAGGATCTTGCCTATTTCTTTATTTTGTGCGTCTTTTATATACATAGTTTTCAAATTTAATCCCATTTAATTGATTTTTCTTCCTTTACTTTTATTTCATCTTCCCAACGCTCTTGGTTAAGGTATGTAAGTGGATGTGGTGGCGTGTAACTCGCAAAAGGTTTGTAAGCCAAAAAGCTCGGGAGCGTCGCCGAAATTTTCGCCCTCTGTGATTCCGTTAGTTTTTTGTATTTAGATTCACATCCTTTTTTGTTATTTTTATTAGGATATAAATTCCAAAAAGATTCAAAAGAAAAACAAGTATTTATATTATTATCTTTAGTATTATCTATATTAGTATTATTTAATATAGTATTATTGGGTGCAGAAACTGAACTACCCCCCCGTCCAGAAATTGCACTACCCCCCAGTGCAGTTTTTGAACTACCCCCATCCATTTTTTGCACTACCCATTCAGAAACTGAATACTTATTGAAAATCACTTTATTGTGTTCAACTTGCTTCTTTTTAATAAGGTTTTTGTCCATTAAATCATTCAAAGATTTTATTGCAGTATTCCTTGAGCAATTTAACCAATCACATAAATAGTTTAAGCTCCCAGTAAATTCGGATTGACCGTCTTTACAAAATCCATAAATTAAGGCAAATGATAATAATTCATTACCATTCAAATTGAGTTCGTTAATCATCCAACCTTGGACAACGATGTAATCTTTGTTATTAGGCATAAAATAAAAAAAGAGCAATAACTTTCAAAGACTTTGGCGTGGGTTCAGTATTACCCAATCTTTTACTTGCTATTGCTCTATTTAAAATTAGTTTCATACTGATTAAGGACGCCAATCCTTTTGCAAATATAAAGTTTGTTTTGTAATTTCCAAATATTAATAGTATTTTCGCAATACTTTTTTCATATCTGACGGGATTAGGGGGCTATTGCCCCTTTTTCTTTAGTACAATCGAATCTTTATATGGGACAAATTTAGCTGACATCATTATTTCACCTTCCTCGCTGATCATTCCGTTGTTACTCAATGACAATCTATAAGACTGTTTTGCAACATCTTGGATAGCTTTTAACCTGGCGGATAGTTCAATATACTCTGGAATATGGTCATACTCATAACGACCTCCTCCAGTTCTAACTTCAACTACATAACCATTGAACTCTTGCTTATTGTACTGATTTGCAGACTTTAAAAAATCTTCGTTTAAATCGCTTGAAATCTTGTCTATGGTATCTTGTATTTGTTTAAGTGCGATAAGCAGTTCTAAAGGCTCTGAATAGCCTAAATTGACATCATTGTGCATCATCCTTAACTCTGATAATACACTTATAGGTGATATTTTCTTTTTTAGCATATTAGAATGGCAAATCTTCCCTATTGTCCTTAGATATCTTCTTTGCTTTTAAGTCAAACTTCTCACCCAACATCTCAAAGTAAGGATTAACTCCAGACTCAACATAAGCTTCAAAGTATTTGGCGTGTTCAAATAAGCTTTCAAACTTGATGTGGCCACTTACTACAAGGTCAGTTACGCATTTAAGGACTGACATCCTTGCAATCTTTTTGTCTTTATCAGGATCACTTGGTTTAGATGCGAAAGGCACGAAAGGTGCTTTGACTGGTTTTACTGTGTGAAATAACTTGCCGTTGACATCTTTGCTTGTAATGTCGTATGTTGTTTCCTCGCCCAATTTAAAAGATGTCTGGTCTTTAGACTTTGAGTTGTAGTCTCCGACATCACCATTTGTGAAGCCGATTTCAAATCTGTACATTGTTCCGTACTTGCTTTCCCAAGTCCCAGAGGCTTGGATGTGGTTTACTGTGCTTGTTTTTTCCATAATGATTCTTGTTTTAAAGTGTAGTTCATTCTTGTTAAAATTTCGATTTTCTTTTCTTGGCTCATAGCGTTGTGTCTGAAGTTAAACCTCCAACTTGCTATTGTGTTGTAATTAATGCCCATTGCGTCGGCTAACTCTTCGTTGCTTTTACTAAATATATTAGTTAGAGCTTTTTCCATTGTTTCTTCCATATTCTATTTGTTTCTGTATTATGTCCCATTCAACCTCATCCAATAGTATCATAAGCATCTTGTAAAGTGGCTCTGGATTATCGCCAGAATACTCAACAATTTTGCTTCTTATAGCTTTGTATACATAAAGGTAAAGTGTTTGTGCATCAAAGCTTGGATTAGATAATAAAAATTGTTCGATGTTGATGATACCGTCAAGGTTCTCAATCATTTGGTAGGTAGGATAGTTACCAACCCCTAAATCTGTGTTGTATTTCATATTTGACATTGCGAATTTATATTTTATTTTGTAATTTTCCAAAACATAGTTGGCGGATAGTTCATATTTTTCTTAATGGTTTTGTATTGGCCCAGGTATCCCCAAACCAATCCACCATATTGTTTTTTTGAATAGATGATTGGTATGCCATTACGCATCCGCATTTCTTCAAACTTGTTGACGAATCGAGGGCCATCACCAAACTCACTCCACCAAAATAAATATTCGCCCTTTTTTAGTTTCATAAATTCAATTACATCCTCTTCAGTATACTGCATAACTGTCGGCAAGTGTTCAGTGATTACCATAGGTTGATTTTTAAAATTGAATCCCCATACTTTTTTTGTGCAACCAACATACCCATAATAATTTCAAATTTGTAGTGCTTCTTTTGTTGCAAGGCCCATACAAATAAGTGTTCGTAGTGCATTGAAATTGTAACCACATTACCAACGGCCTCAATAGGCAATCTTGTCTTGATTCTGTAGAGTTGCTCAAATCTCTTGGCAAGTCTAAAAAGTTCTATTGTTTTCATATTGATGGTACAAAGGTAATATTTCAAATTGTAAAAACAAAATAAATATGATAAAATTTTTTAAATTGTTAAAAATGCAACCTTATAATGATGCTAATTGAAAATGCATCGCATCGCAGCGTAACCAGGTCCCGCCCCAATCAAACCCAGCATCAGTAAAGCATTTGGCGAATGTCGGTGATAGTTTAGGCGTTTGGTATAAGCCGTTTTCGAAAGCATTTACATCGATAGCCAATCCCCAAGAATGCAAGCTCATAGTTGATAGGCCTCTTTTTTTACGGATATTAAAACAACCATCCCAGGTTTTTAGCTCTTTTATTGAACCAGTATCAATAAGATTCTTAAACGCCTTTTTAAGTGGCTCAACCATTAGCCTATTACAGTATATTCGTTTTGGTATGATCC